CTACGTTCTCCTCACCCAGTGAAAGCTCGCATTGATGAGATAGATCTGATGGAGTGGTCTACACTTCAGACAGGTCTGTCTATGGCGAAGTCAAGTTCTGGACACAGAGGACAGAACGTATTCACCAGCACTAGACAACGGCAGAACGGACCAATGCAGAAACTGCTTGACACAGCAGCACAGAAGGGTATTGACATCTATGAGTGGGATATCTGGGAAGTAGTCGAGAAGTGTCCTCGACGATGTGTTGATGACTCAGAGCATGGAACCTGTCCCATCCATACCTTCTGTAAGGGCAAGGCACATCATTCTGATGGCTTCTACCACATAGATGACTTCATCGACAAAGTTCGCATTTTGGACAGAGAATCCTTTGAAACAGAGTGGTTGAACAAACGTCCCTCTCGCCACAAGCTGGTCTACTGGATGTTTGATAACACTAAGCACGTTATCGGACCTAGACAACTGTACGAGATGACTGGTCATAGAGAAGTCTCTCGGTTCTGGCAGAAAGCTAGTGCAATCGACTTTGGCTCAGCACCCGGACACCCGTTTGTCTATTTAGGAGGGGCACAGCTTCCCAACGGAGCGTGGCTCATCTTCAAGGAGTACGTAGCAGAGCAAAAGCTCTTAAGAGATCATGCTACAGCCATTCGAAGTTCCATGCATTGGAATGGTAGTGAGCAGATCTATTCAGACTGGGATGCTCAAGATAGGCTTGAATTAGCTGAGTTGGGAATTAGGACTCGTCCTGCCAAGAAAGAAGTTCTCACAGGAATTGATTATGTTGGAAGCCTACTGAAAGGGTTTCCTCCCAAAGAAGAACCCATGCTCTACGTCTGGGAAGAGTGTGATATTACCATTGAAGAGTTTGGCGACTATCAATGGCCCACTCGTCCAGATGGACAACCCGATCGCTCTGGAAATCCTTTGAAAGTAAACGACCACTGCGTGGACTCAGCAAGATACCTACTGTATTCTCACAAGACAGGTCACCGAGCGAAATACCGTTCTTACAAATCCAGTTAAGGATCCTCCGATGCATGTGGAATTTGACGCCATTGTTTCAGCTCTGAAAGCATCAATTCCCATCCTGGAGCAGATCGCGGCATTCACGCCTTCCAAGTGGGACGACACTGCAGTAGGTCTTGCCAAGGCTGTCTTGACGAATCAAGACCTGCTCAACTTCTTCCACAACATATTCTCGATCCACGAAGTGGTGGCTACTTCTGGTGATACCAGAACTGCTGCGATCCACGCTGTGATGGAAGCAACGGCCACGCCTGATGTTAAGGCTGCAGCTCTTGCGGCGGGCTTCGATTGGGCGTTGCTGCTCCAATACCTGCCCCAGATCGTGACCTTCGTGTTGACGATGCTTGGCATGCGCCGGTAAGTAGTTCAACGACCAGAGGCTCTTATGTTTGGTCTGCAACTTTCTACTCCTTCTACGACAAGCATTTTACTAGGCTTGTTGGTTTTAGGAGTAGGTCTCATCCCAACTTTCTGGGATGAGATAAAGGCATTTTGGAAAAGAATTACAACCAGGAGTACTACGACGACTCCTGGTACTCAAAGTGCTGAAGTTACAGCTGAGCAGGCTTTTGAAGCTGCTCTTCTTCTTATGCGGTACAAGGCTACTGGCAAAGAAGATCCTGCCTTTGCTGGTGTGATGGCCGCAGTGAAGACTATCCTGGAGCCGTAGTGTGCTGAAGAAAGTCCATCCACTGACGTGGGTTTGCACTATAGCAGCCCTGGTTGTAGTCTTCTCTGGGCAGAAGGGTTGTGAGCTTCCGTTCACTCCTTTCGCTCCTCCGGCTCCTTTCGCAGCAGACGTTCTAACAGTCTTGGTTACTAGAAACGCCGGCGACACAGGTAGTGTCCCAAATTGGGCTCAGGGTAATACAGTAGCTACTGTAGAGGGTTGGACGAAAGAACACAAAGGTGAGTTCCGGATCTTAGACGCTACCAGCGATCCAAAAGAACTTGCTGCGAAGTGGAAAGCTGCTCTTGCTGTTCCAAAAACCAATGATCTTTGGATAGTTGCTGCTGGTCCTAAGAGTGGCTTTAGTATGCCACTTACTGACAAGGCAGCAGTCTTTAAAGCTCTTGAGGGAGTTCGCTAATGCCGGCCAGTACTCTATTTCCTGGTGAGAGGGTCTTTGAAGAGAAGGACCTTCATGAACTCATCGGCAATGGACAGTACGTAGAGGTCAATGGAGAAAAGAGACTCCTCAGCCGGCTGCCGCCTCCGAAGGGACATGACTCTAGCGCCTACAGTATTCCCTTCGGAGCTTCTGGCATCCAACTGATTGATAAGAGCAATCTGGATGCTGCTATAGACGACCAAGTCGCTCGTCTAGCAAGAGTCTCTGACTACATTGACTTTGATCCATTCGACCAAGATGGCTTACCCACTTGCTGGGCTATCGGCACTGCTCAGCTGGTGAGCATTACGAGAAGAATTCTCGGTCTGCCACATAAGCAGATGAGTGGTTGCTCTCTAGCTGTGCCTATCAGTGGTGGGCACGTAGGAGGGTACGAAGGTGACAGCATCAAGTATGCTTACGACCACGGTGTTTGCGACACGGACGTTTGGCCAGAGAATCAAACTCGCGGCATCAGCAACTCGGATCCAAAGGTGATCGCCAGCAGAGAGAAGCATCGGGCAAGAGCGTTCATTCAAGTGCAGAACGACCAGCAATGGTGGTCTGCTCTTCTACGAACTGTAGCTGGTGTGTTCGCCTATAACTGGATGTCGCATGTTATGGCTATGTGCGACTTTGTTAGGATTGAAGCAGGACGGTATGGTTACCGTTCTCGGAATTCTTGGGGCAAGTGGGGTTCCGCAAATCGACTGGGCTTCATGGGCTTCAATGTTTATCCGATGGGGCATGGAACTCCTAGCTCAGGATTTGTTCTTCAGGATATTCTTCCTTCGGAGACCTAACATGTCTGGCAAGCTCTTCAATCTGGTTGCTACCGTTGCTGTTGCAGTTGGTGTCTGCCTCTACGTTGGTGGGCAGGGTAAAGCAACTGCAGACCCACGTCCTGTCAGCAAGTCTGACCAAGTGAGTCTCGAGCAGGTTCGAGACATCATCAAGCAAGAACTCGCCGGCGTGAAGTTCGAAGCTGCTCCTTCGGCACCGAAAGGTCTTACTGTCGAAGAAGTTCAACAGGCTATCCGAGAAGCAATCGCTGCTCAGAAGCAAGAACAAGTCGAAGCAAAGCCGGCGGTAAAAGCACCAGAAGTTTCTTCAGTGCCACAAGCAAGCGCCGGATATTATCGAACAGTCCGGTCAGGAATGTTCGGACGTAGAACCCAAACAGTTTGGGTTCAACAGTGAAGATCTTTTGAAAGGGAATCTTGTGAAGAAGCTTTGTTTGTTTCTATGCGTTGCTCTGGTAGGCTCGGTCCTGGCTTCTACTGCTGAAGCTGGGATCTTTCGTTGTTCTGGCTCCAGCTGCGGCGCCGGCGTTTCCAAGGGCAGCTACCAAGGCCGCCGGGCTATCCTGCCTCGCAACCGTCATCGGTAATGATCACACCCCACCTCACCGATGGCCGATGGGAACTCGCCATCCCAAACTACGCCTACGCCTGGGTGTGGACGTGGAACGGGCGGACCAACGAGCCGACGGTTCGGGTGGAAGGACTGACTAAGCCGGTAGGGCCGCCTCCAGCTGAGGTGGGACCGCCTGCACACGATCCGAACTTTCCTGGCACGGTGCCGTGGAACCTATGAGACAGTATCTCGCACCTGTTGCCAGAGATAGATCGTTGGCGAGGCACTTTGGCCGATGTGTGACAGTAGTGCGTAAGCAGTCTGAAGCGAAGATCTGTCTGAAAGAGCACAATGGACAAGCACATTCACATCCACCTCGACTTGGACGGCCTAATCAACTTGGCCGCTAGAGTTGGGGCATTAGAAGAAAGGGTTACTAACATGCATGAAGAAACGAAGCAATTGGTTGCCGAGTTGAATGACGCGACCAACGCCATAGCGGTTCGGCTAGACAAACTGATCGCCAATGCCGAAGGCGGCTTGACGAAAGAGCAAGCCGTAGAGCACAACGCCGAACTCACACAACTCCGCGATCATTTGCGGGCGATGGGCACCGATCCCGCAAACCCGGTCCCCACACCCGTCTAGTAACAAACTAGTTACTGTAGCCTCTAGTTCTATAGTATCTAATCCCGCGATCGAAAGTCTGCGGGATTTTTTATGGCTCTGGACAACAACGAAACTCTGCTGTCTGAAACTGGAGCCGTCGGTAGTAATGCATCTTTAGAAGTGCACCCCGTTGAGATAGTTACTCCGTCTCAGGGCTCTTTTTCTACCGCAGACGCTCTTATCTATGCTCATCCAGATTGGACAGCTAACTGGAAGCAGTGGAAGAAGTACACCGACTGCTATGAAGCAACGAACATAGCAGAATATATCTTTCAGCATATTCGCGAGACGAATAGCATCTTTGATAGGAGAGTCGAGAGAAGCTACTACTACAACTATGTAGCATCTGTCATCGACCTCTTTGTCTCTTATCTGTTTCATGCTCCGATTACCAGAACCAATGAGGACAGCTTCCCAACAGACGACCTAACGTCGTTCTACCAGAATGCTAACCGCTCAGGAGATACCTTTCATATCTTCATGCAGCTGGTAGCGACATTCAGTCAGATCAATGGACACTGTGCTGTCTTGGTTGATATGCCCATGATGGAGGGCATTCCCTATAGTGAAGCAGACCGGAAGAAACAAGGGATTCGTCCTCATGTTACTCTTCTCCAATCGAAGCAAATCCTTGACTGGGAGTTAGACGAGGATGATAAGTTCGAGTGGGCGAAGATAGAGATCTGCCGCCCACAGAACAGAAGCTGGAAAACTCCTGTTGATATGGACACGCGGTTCTTCCTTATATGGGCTAAAGACCATTGGGAAGAATGGAAACTTACTGACTCTGCAGAAACTTCTGAAAGACCAGTCAAGGCAGAGCTCATCAGAGAAGGAGAGAATCCTCTCGGTGAAGTTCCGATTGTCGTAGTAAGGAATGAGAGATGTATTACCCATCCTTGGATGGGCCTCTCAACAGTTCGGGACATTGCAGATATCAACATTGGTATC